CTTAATATTGATTTACATGACATCGCTTTTAAGAACCTAGAAAAACTCTACGGTCGTAAAGCACGAGGTACACTATCAGGTTCAGGAGATAAGAGATGAGTAACCTATTACCAACAGACTATCAATCCTTCATTCACAAGTCACGGTATGCAAAATACTTTGATGGTAAGGGACGTGAGAACTGGGACGAAACTGTCTACAGATACATCTATGAGGTAGTCTACAAAGCTTTACCCAACAATGATTTTGACGGACCTGTAAGCAAGGAAGTTTATGAGTTTGATTGGGGTGCTGTTGAAAAAGAAATACACGATGCTATCTTGAACCTAGAGATCATGCCATCTATGAGAGCTATGATGACTGCTGGTCCTGCACTAGAACGTGACAACACAGCAGGGTATAACTGCTCGTACTTACCAGTAGATGACCCTAAGTCTTTTGATGAAGCTATGTTCATCCTCTTATGTGGTACAGGTGTAGGCTTCTCTGTTGAACGCCAGTACATTAGCAAACTACCTGAAGTACCAGAGCTGTTTGAGAGTGATACTGTAGTTGTCGTAAAAGACAGCAAGGAAGGTTGGGCTAAAGCTTTACGCCAAGTTCTAGCTCTTCTGTGGGCTGGTGAGATTCCTCAGTGGGATGTCTCTCGTGTACGTCCTGCAGGTGCAAGACTGAAAACCTTTGGCGGTAGAGCATCAGGCCCAGCGCCTTTGGTTGAACTGTTTAATTTCGCTGTGTCTACATTTAAAAATGCACAAGGTCGTAAGCTCTCAAGCATTGAGTGCCATGACCTAATGTGTTTCATTGGACAGATCGTTGTGGTTGGTGGCGTACGTCGATCAGCTATGATCTCTCTATCTAATCTAAGTGATGACCGTATGCGTCATGCTAAGTCTGGTCAGTGGTGGGAGACAGCAGCTCACCGTGCACTAGCTAACAACTCTGTATCTTATACAGAAAAGCCTGACGTAGAAACTTTCATGCGTGAATGGACAGCTTTGGTTGAGTCTAAGTCAGGAGAACGAGGAGTATTCAATCGTGAAGCATCTAAGAAACAAGCTGCAAAATATGGTAGACGTGATAGTGATTACGAGTTTGGGACTAACCCTTGCAGTGAAATCATTCTTCGCCCATATCAGTTCTGCAACCTTACCGAGTGTGTCGTACGTGCTACAGATACTATCGAGGACTTGGAAAGAAAAGTCCGTCTGGCAACAATTCTGGGTACTATCCAATCGACCTACACAAAGTTTCCATATCTGCGAAAGGTGTGGAGAGACAACACAGAAGCCGAACGACTGCTTGGTGTGTCACTCACGGGGATAATGGACAACCCTCTGCTGACTGGAAAGAACAAAGGACTCAATGAAACACTTGCTCATCTTCGCCAAGTGGCTGTTGATACTAATGCTGAGTGGGCTAATCGTCTTGGTATCCCTGTATCTGCTGCTATCACATGCGTTAAGCCAAGCGGCACTGTCTCTCAGCTTGTGGATTCAGCATCTGGTATCCATGCTCGCCACTCACGGTTTTACATTAGGACTGTACGAGGAGACAACAAAGATCCTCTTACTCAGTTCATGAAAGATCAAGGCATTCCTCATGAGCCATGTGTGTTTAAGGGTGACACTACTACAGTGTTTAGCTTCCCTCAGAAGTCACCTAACAAAGCTGTGACTCGTAACGACATGTCAGCTATCGAACAGTTAGAGATGTGGTTGGCTTATCAACGTAACTGGTGTGAGCATAAACCATCGGTGACTATCTCAGTTCGTGACTCTGAATGGTTAGATGTGGGTGCCTTTGTGTACAAACACTTTGATGAGATGTCTGGTGTGTCCTTCTTACCACACTCTGATCACACCTATCAGCAAGCACCGTATCAGGATTGCACTGAACGTGAGTACAAAGAACTTTTAAAGTTAATGCCAAAGGCTATTGACTGGTCAAAGCTTTCAGAGTATGAACAAGAGGACAACACTGTGGCAATGCAAACTATGGCTTGCTCTGGTGACTCATGCGAAATCGTAGACCTAGTGTAGGGTCTACACCTTCACCCTGTGTAAAGGTCTGTCGAATAGAAGATGGATACTGCGCAGGGTGTTTACGAACCGTAGATGAGATACGTGACTGGATGATCATGTCTGACTACGAACAAAAGAAACTGTTGTATGAATTGAAATGGAGACAAGATGTACGTAATGATCACTCGTGACCAATGTAACTTTTGTGATCAAGCTAAGGCTTTGTTGAAAGGAGCTAACCTACAATACACCGAATATAATATCCAATCTAAATCTAGTTCGTGGTTGCTTTATCTTTTAAAACGTTCTAGTATTACCACAGTACCTCAGATCTTTAGCCCTTCGGGTTCTCATATTGGTGGGTACACAGACCTAAAGGAGTATTTAGAACATGGGCAAGCCAGTCAGAAAAGCGTTTAATAGAGCACTGTATGAGGCATACGATTCACAAGCTAAGGATGCTTTGACAGAGTACCTCACTAAGAAGGGGCATGTGTTAGTCAACACTGAAGAAAACTACAATGTAGATGTTGTATCTCAGAAGCATGGTTATACTTACTTTAATGAGGCTGAGGTAAAGGTAGCTTGGGATGGTGACTGGCCTACACACTGGAGAGAGATACGTATTCCAGAACGTAAGCAACGTCTACTTGATAAGTACCAAGGTGAGAATGGAGTGCTTAACTTCTACGTCTTTCGTAAAGACCTCAAGCAAGCTTGGCGTATCAGAGACTTCTTGTTGACTAAGGAAAGCCTTGGTGAGGCAAAGGGTAGATACATCAGACCAGGCGAGTTGTTCTTTCACATTCCATACACAGAAGCGGAGTTGATTATACTATGACAGATAACGTAAACCAACCTCCTCACTATGGTCAAGGTAACATTGAGTGTATTGATTACATCAAAGACATCTTGACAGACGAGGAACTTATCGGTTATTATCGGGGCAACGTTGCGAAGTACTTACATCGTTGGCGTTACAAAAATGGTCTAGAGGATTTGAAGAAAGCAAGATGGTACCTAGAAGCACTCATACAGCATCAAAGCAAAAGATGAAACCGTTTAACGAAGGATACCAATCCTTCCTCAGAGGTAACTTGGGTAATCCCTACCAAGTTAATACAAAAGATAACAGGGATTGGGAGATGGGTTTTAACAAAGCCTATTTCAAAAACAAGGAGCTGGTAATTGAAAGAGAGCTTAGAGAAAGAAGCAAAGAAGTTCACTCAGCAAAAGCGTAAGGCTCCTGCAACAAAAAGCCTGACCGCAAGGATATACTTGGCAGGTCAGGCATTAAGTGGTCTATTGGCTGGTGGCAGGTCGAGTAACGATATGCGAGAAATAAAGCGGCAAGCATATGATTGGGCAGATTATATGTTAGATGATGATACATAAAAAGAGGGGGGCTTGATGCCCCCTTTTATTTTAGTCTAAGTTTAAATCTCCGTAGAATATATCGTCGTAGTTATCAACTAGAGTCTGTATTCGTAGTAACTGTTGGAGACCGTCCTCCTCTTTTAATAAGTCCTCTAGTTCACCTTCAATCTGGAGAAACTTCATTACGTTTCTAACTTGTTTTTTATTTTTACCAGACAGTGTACGAAGAACATTGATACTCTTAGGCATACCTTTTTCTACAACACTGGTTACATTCTTTCTGACCTCAGCTCCTATCTCATCAAGAATCTTTTCTTTATCTTTAAGTGGTAGCCTGAAGTAGTCAGGGTTTTTCTTTAGGTATTCTAGTGCAGCTGTCTCAAAGAATGGTGCAGCTAGTGCATCCATCTTGTTCTTAAGTTCAGCAGGTCCATTAAATCTTACAGCTTTCCAATAAGGTCTACCTGCAGCATTCATCATCTTTTCAATAAGGTTAGGTACTTGAAGTGTTCTATTACCTAACACTTGCTTACCGATATCAGGAACAAACTGTGTACCTCTTGTAGGTGTAGCACGTTTAGGACGACCCTCTTCATTACCACCGATTATGTTTTCGATGTAACGAAGCATTTGGTTTTGTAACTCTGCACCTTGACGACGATCAGGATTCATTTCGTTATCAGATACCATACCCCATACTTGGTTGATTGGATCGAGTGGTCTTGTAAAACCTTGAACAATTCTACCTACAGAACCTGATAACATATCTTCCAGTGGTTGGAAGTTACCTTCAATAGCTTGCTCACTTGCATAGACCATAGTTTGACCCATCTCATCAAGGTCTCTTACAGCTTGACCACCAATTTGAACTCCAAGTTCTTTCCACAAATCTGCAGGAACTTCACTCCAGTTCCACTGATTGTCTTCACCTAAACCATGTCCACCAATTTGAGATAGCAATCTCATTGTAGATACAGGCCAGTCGTAAGTTCTATCTTGTATAGAGCCATCGTCCTGCATATCTTGGTTATATGCCAGATTGTTTTCAATACGGTCTTTAGCACCACCTACTACAAAGATTCCAGTAGCAATCAGTGACCAACCTGCAGCCATTTTACCTAGAGATTCTGCACCTTCACGAGTTGCAAAGTCTAACTCCTGACCAGTCATCTTCTTAACACCAAACCTCATAGCATTAATACCAGTAAGATCTGCCATAGTTGCCACTGTAGTATTCAAGAAGCTACCAAAGGGTACAACAAAACCTAATGGTGTTCTGTTTGTAAATGCTTCAACACCTTTGGCCCACGTTCTAGCAGAGATTAGGCTTTCTTTTCCAGGAAGTGTAGACCAGTTTACAGAAGCTGTTTCTCTCAGTGTTCTAAAGGTTGCTTTATCAAGTACGTTCTTTTGAAATCTCTCCGTAGACATTTCAACAGCAGACCAGTTAGCTTTCTTAGGGTCAAAGAACTCCTCAAAGGTCATACCATATTCACGCATGATGGCTTGGTTGAGGTTAGTACCAAATGCCCAACGTTTAGTTAGCTCATCTTGTACTCTAACCATAGTAAGTGTCTGAGCACCTTTAGTTGCTACATCAGCAACTTTCCACCCTAACTTTTCTACTTCGTCCAGACCTTCAAGAGCACCAGTACGTTTGATCTTATCTAAATTAAAATCAGACAAAGCATCACGTACACCACCATCACCTGCAATATCTCTGAATAGTTTTTCAGCAGTTGCAGGACTTAGTTCAAACATCTTGTCTGCATATTCCATAGGAATGTCGGGAGAAAATACATCTACACCACGACGAACAGCACCTAGTGCAGAACCGTACGACCTGTTCATAAACTTTTCTACAGCTTCTTCATTACCAGCTACTTTAGCTACACCTGCTTGACCTAGGTTAACTGCAGCGGTAAAGAAATCTGCAAGACTGTTGATGCTTACAAGCTGACTAAAACCTTTTATGTTGGCACCTGTTGTAGATAGGTGTGAGGTAAGTAGTCTCTTATACAGAGACATAACGTACTGCATACGCTTTGGATCATCTGCTACTTTAGTTGCACCACCAGCAAGTTCAGCTGCATCTGTTATATCCATACCAGCTTTTTCTAAACGACTAAGATGAGAGACTAGCCACAAGCTTTCACCACCAAGACTTGCTTGACGTGCAAAGTGTGATGCAAGACTTACTGGAGTAGCTTTAGATCCTGGAATTACTGTACCATCTTCATCTATAAACTTTAGTTTATATCCTGTATCTTTTTCAAACTTCTTTACAATCTGTTTTACTTTAGATGGTCCTAGGTATTTGATTGTCTGTGCAAAGACACCAGCTTTACCGATACGTCTACCAGTCTTTTCATTTATTTCTTCAAGCATAGACTCGTGGATAGTAAACCCAGCTTCTTTCAGTGCTTGGAAGTAACCTTTAGTTTTTCCATCAGGAGTACCTAACCAGAAGTATTGAAAGAATGCATTAGTTACTTCGTCGTCACTGTACTTTTCACCACGTACTTCAACACGCTCATTAGCTTTAGCTCTAAACTCTGGCCAAGCTAGTAGATCTCTTGTGTCACCTTTAATAAGTCCAAAGCTTTCATCAACAGAATCAATAAGAACTTGTTTCTTGACACGTTTATCAAGTTCTTTCTTAGCTTGCTCAAAGCCGATCTTAACTAAATTCTGATCAAACTCTCTGTAAGCTAAGAACTGTGGAGCTAGATCACTCTTACGAAACTCTTTGACAGATGCACCTACACCTTTTAATGTTGGGATAACAATAAGAGCACCTGCTGCTGCAAGTGCTGTCTGAGCTGCTTCGTATTCTTTCTGTACACCGACATCAATCAGTTGTGATTGGTATGCTACATCAACTCCTGCACCGATTAGTGCATCGGCTGTGGCATAGGGTAGTGTTGAGGCTACTGCTTTACCTACATTACCAAGAGCTGTCTGTTTAGCTACACCCTTCTTAATCTGCTGCTGATAAGCCTTAGTCATTAGCCTACGTGCAGCTGCAGAGCTTGCCTTAGTTCCACCAAAACCAATCAGTTTACCAATACCCAGTGATAAAATTGTAGATGGATCATAGACTGCAGACTTACCATAGTCCCAGATAGCATCTCCCATCTCTGCCCATGAACCTTCACCAGTAAAGGCATTATCCATTTGATCAAAGAGTAGATAGCCAGCACCGAGCTTTGCCTTGATGCTATCATCTGCTGACATACCGTAGGCAATCTCATTAGCTGTGGTTACAGTTTGACCACCAGCAAAAGAACGTTGATAGTTCTGCCAGATTTCAAAGACTTTGTCGTTACTCATTTCACGATAGTCTTGAGAAGATAGTCCACCAATAGCACCACCACCTAAACCAGTAATACCACGTCTAGTTTTGGTAAGTACACCACCTGGGGTAAATCTAGATTCCAGATTAGAACGAATAACTTCCATAAGACGATCATCTTTTACGATGTCCTCTTTAGTTAGCTTACGTCCATACTCCGAAAAGATATTTTCTAGGTCAACATACGAAGAGTCATCAACTCCCTGTGGTACTGCGGGAGATTGAGTTTTAATAGTTGTATCCAGATCAATAGGACTTTCAAAGTCTTCATCCAAAACCACAGGTGGTTCAAAGTCAGTCTCACCTATGACTATTGGCTGTTCAAACTCTTCTTCCATTTAACCACCAATTCTGATTTTCTTACCAGTTTCCATGTTTAATACGATGTCGCCTTGCTGAAGTATTCCAGCAGCAGCTAAACTTTCTGCAACCATTCTGTTAGGTACAGTAATCTCTTGACGTGCAGCATTAAGTAGTGCAGGATTAAGAGGTGCTTCATTAAACTTAGGATAAGATTTTCTAAGTTCTTCTACGTAAGTTGTGCCATATAGACCAGCTAAAGGAGTAACGTTATCGTTATCATAAGATTTAACAGCATCATTAATGTCACCAAGTCTTGTAGTCAACCAACTCTGTTCAGCTATCTGAGTTTCTGTTAGGTTACCTGACTCAGATATAGATTGAAGCTCACTGATTCTCTGTGTAATCATATCACGTTCATCTTGAGCACGGGTTAAGTTAAACTGAATTGCTCTCTTTTCAAAACGGTCTAAGTCTTCTAGAGATGGCATTTCAACAAATGCAGGTTCAGGAATAAACACAGATCCTGATGTTGTTAATTGAGCTTTTAACAACTCTTTGTACAACGAGTCCATTTCACGACCAATAAATGTTTCTAGTTTAGTAATGTCTAACTCTTCTGTAGTTGGTTGAGTAATAACAGCACTCTCAAGAATATCAGCAATAACTTCTTCTGGAAGTGTAAGACCTTCATTCTCATATTTAAGTCTTTGCTTTTCTAAGATATCTAAGATTTTTGATGGGGCTGTCTTATCACCAGATGCTAAAATAGGTGCAAGAGTTTCATCCGTTAAGTTATAGGTTTTCATAAGTGCAGCTGTAGCTACACCTGAAGGTGTTGATCCGCCTTTACCTTTACCAGACTTCGTACCTGTAAGACTACCTAAGCTACCACTTGTACCATACTTCATGGCAAGCTCAAAGGCTAAAGCTTCTCTGGCATCTTCTTCTTTTTTCTTTTGTTCTGCCTTAGCATCTACCTTATCTAGATAGTTTAACATACCTAATGAACTAAATGCCATGATTATACCCTCGCCATTAGACCAGTTGGAGCTGGCTGTTCTTCTTCGACTTCAAGTTCCATCTCAGGTTCTTCAGTCATTTCTTCCATAGTAGTTGGAACTTCTTCACCTTCTTCTTCTCGAAGTTCATCAAGAAGTTTTTTAGCACGGGCTACATCACGCTTATACGACAAGGCTTTCTTGTCTTCTTCGTTTTCAAACCCTTCTTCGTAATCTAGATTAGCTGCATCAGCAAACCCTTTAATGTATTCATGAAGAACTGGAGCAATGATAAGGCTTACGTCAATGCTGTGAATACCTTCCATTACAGCTGAACGAAGAATACCTTGCACCATAGTTACCAAATCTACACCAAACTCTAGAAAGTACAGTACATCTTCCATAGCACCTGGTTTTAGTAGGTTATCTATGTGAGCATCTAAAGCTTCGATAGGATCGGTTATTTCTGGAGGTCTTTCATACGGAGCATTCTTAGGCTCAGTTGTAAGTGACTGCCCTGGGATAGGTCTTTCAAATGTCAGCATTAGTTATACCCCTGTGTAAATAGATCGGCCTCTGCTTGTCTACGTTTTGTAAGTCCAGGTAAGACTTTACCACCAGCTCTGTTATATTCTAAGATCATCTCAGATATCTCTTCATCACCTCTGAGACCACCCTCATCACCTTTAAGTAATTTGTTAAAGTTACCTTGACCTAAGTTAAATGTAAAGCTAGTTAAAGCATCAATCTGATTGTCAGACCAGTCATAGCCAAACTCTTTAGCTGCTTCTAGTACAATAGTTCTAGCTTTCATAACTTCTTTAGATAACTCTTTTCTAGCTTCTTCTTTAGTTATAGTTTGGTCAGGACTTGTAGCTGGTGTACCAAAACCAATAGTAAGTTGGCCATAGTCATCGTATGCAGTATCTCTAAAACCTTCAAACCCCGCAATAAAATCTATAATACTACCTGAAGTATTTACATCAGGGTCTTCTGTCGGAGGTTCTATCTCTTGCGTTACAGGGTCAATACCAATATCAGATTCTTCCAACTCAGATATAAGAGATGCTAGTTTAGACTTACTAGACTCATTGTCTTCACGGACATCAGAAAATCTTTTAAGTAGTTTTTCTTGAACAGATTCTACATCTTCGTCAGATACCTTTTGAGTATCTACTTGTCTACCTGCTAGACCCCTAGAAGCCCTAGCTTGTTTTAATGCAGACGCACCTTGAACACCACCAGATTGTAGTGCCTGAATCATCGACATATAGTTAGGAGCATAGTTATAAGACATTATTTATTCCTTTTATCCGAATGGATTTAGACCACCTAGTAAACCTTCTGGGCTTGTACCGAAGAAGAATCTCATAGCTAGTTCTGTGTCTGCTGCATCTTCAATACTTGCAAGTTTTGTTCTAGCAAACTCTAACTCTTTGTCACCCATAATAATTGTAAGTGCTCTATCCATAGCAGATTGGTCAGAGGTAAATGCAAACGACATGATATCACGTTCACGTTGCCAGATTTCATCTAGGTTCTTAGAAGTTAAAGCATTAATAGTTTTAGCAAAGTCCATATTGCTTTCGTTAAGAGCAGCTGTGTTTAGTGTTGCTAGGTTCTGTCTCCATTGAGCATTAGCTTGAGCAACTACAAGACCATTCTGTGCATTAAACAGATCACGTTGCTGTTGAATCTCAGAGTTAAACTGACGCATAGCATTAACACTATTTACATTAAACTGATCCATAGCATTCTGTTGAGCTGCATTGAACTGAGATGTTTGTGTAGACAAATTAGCAAAGAACTGATTAGTTTGGTTTTCACTTGTAGCATTAAACTGTGAAGCAGCATTCTCAGCAGCCTGATCAGTAAACAAAGACTGAATGTTTTGCTGTGCTTTAAACATCTCTGTCTGTTGCTCATTAGCTAAGTTTTGCATATCCATTTGCAAGAAGTTCTGAGCATTTTGTACAGCAGCTTGTTGCCTGTTGTTTAGGTTTTGAGTATCAAGCTGTGATAGTGCAGCAGCCTCAGCCATTACCTTAGCCTGTCTATTAGACAAGTTGTTTAGATTCATAGTGTTTACTGCACGAGAATCTTCAAGAGCTATCTGCTGTTCAGCAGTGAAGTTCATATTAGCAATGTCACCAATACGTGCTGAGTTCTGTACACGGGATTGGAATGCTTGGTCAAACTCTTGACCTAGGAACTGTGCTCTTTGTTGTGCTGCAAGCATAGCACGTTGTTGTCTGTTTGACAAGTTCTGTGCTTCAAATTGTGCTTGAGTTTGTGCATCCATTTGTGCGACAGGCAATGCAGCTTCCATAGCAGCTTGAATAACTGCTTGGCCAGCAAGAGACGAAGCACCAAGACCCCTAGCAGCTAGTGTCTGCATTGCTGTACGCATAGAACCTGCTGCCCATGCAGGTGTGTTACCACCTTCAAACTGTTGCATAAGCCCTTCTAGTTGCCCTTGTACAGTGGCTTGTTTAGAAGGAGTAGCTGTTGCAGCTTGTATCTGTTCGTTAAACTGTGCAGCTTTTTCAGCATCTGCTACACCAGAGATAAGCTCACCTGCTTGTATCTGTCTAGCATTTGGTGCATTGATAAGACTTGCTGTACCCTGAGCAGCTTCAATATTAGATACAGAGGTAGTAAGTTGTTGTTCAGCCGTTGCTTGAGCTTGATCAGAGACTGTACCTGTAGCACCAGTAACTCCAGCTAGTTGAGCTTGTACCTCTGGGGCTACCGTAGTTGGGGTCATAGAACCTGGGCCAGTTGCTGTAGGCATTACAGCTTGCTCTACTGTTCCAACAGTACCCACTTCTGCCATAGGAGATACAGCAGTTGTTTGACCTGCAGTAGTTCCTATAAAGTCTGCAGCATCTGGTGTAATCTGTTGCACAGGTGCTTGAATAGGTTGCATAGTCTGAGTGATCAGATTTTGCTGCATCTTTTGGAAATCTTCCAGTGTAGTTCCAGCAACACCTTCTTGTGCACCAACTCTATTTCTAGCCATACCAGCCATAGCCTCTTGGTACTTACCCATACGAGCAGCTGCTCCAGGATTAGCAGCAAGGAAGTTTGTAAGTTGAGACGCAGGACCATCAAATCCTAGGAAACGTCTAGCAAGTTGTACATCAGGTCCACCTTCTGTCATGCCACCCTCAGCCATACCCATAAGACCACCTTTAGCAGCCCCTGTGTAAGCTGTAACATACCAACCATCAATACCAACGATAAGAGCTTGGTCAGTACTTAGTTGACTAAGAGCTGGTTTAGCTGCAGTTGGGTTACCAGACATAGGTCCACCTGACATAGGCCCAGTGTAAGGAGTAGAACCAGTACCTCTACCTCCACCCATACCAAAGGTTTGCTGACCTCCAGTTTGACCAAACATATCCATTGGAGATTGTCTCTGAGGAGTTAAAGGTGTCTGACTTCCAACAAGTGTATCAAACCCTGGTGGTTTATAAGTTAGTGGATTACCTTGTGCGTCTACTGTCACTGTCACTGTTTGACCAAAAGCATTTTGATATGTACGTTGCCCACCAAAACCACTTTGTGATTGTGAAGTAAGATTAGGCATAGTGGTGCCAGTATAGTTATTACGTACTTGAATTGTCTCAGGTACAGCAGACATACCTGCAGTCTGCAGAGGTGTACCTACAGTACCTGTTGTATCTCCTTGAGAAGTGGCTGTAGAGATTGTTTGACCTACGACACCAGTTGGTTGTGGTGTGTATGGAGTGTAGGTAGGTAACTCTGGTTGTGCTATTGGGGTACCTGTACCAAAGCCACCACCAGTTCCAGTACCAGTTCCAGTTCCACCAGGAGTAGTTGTAGTATCTACTGGTGCAGTATCTACTGTGGTAGTTTCTGGTGCTGTAATAGTTTGTTCTGTAATGCCTAGTCCAAGGTCTGCACCTGTTTCAGCAACTCCAGTGGGTACGTAAGGAGCTACACCTGTTACGTACTCACCTTTCCAAAGGTCTTCAAAGTTAGCCCAAGGAGTGTAGAAACCTTCTGCTGTAAGTTGAGGTGCTAGGTTTTGAGTAAAGTTATTAATAAATACTCTATTAGAACCAAGATTATCTATAGCAATAGTAGCTTGTTGTCTTTGTGCATCCGTAGAGTTAGGGTCAGATATGATCTGATTTAATTGTTGAATATTATTATTAATAGTAGATAGGTTATCTGTAAGTGTTTGTACTGCTCCACCAACCCAGTCAGTATTTCTAACACCAAAAACCTGCATCGAGTCTTTCATGGTATTTACACTACCAGAAAGTGTTCTAAGCAAAGTTCCGTTACCACCTACGATACCTAGGTTAGTCTCACCATTTGCACCTTTAATAACTTTAACATCTGTACCACCATACATTTGTGAAGTGGCAATACCAGCTGCAGCTTTAATTCTATCTGCATTGTAATTACCTGTATCTGGATCTTTACCAGCAGACATAATGGCATTCCAGTTACGAGTGTCTTGGTTGGAACCTACAACTCCGTAAAGCATATTAGATGCTTGCTTACTAATCTCTTGCCAATTAGAATCAGGATCAGCATAAAGCTCTTCTACAGTACGACCAGAAATAGACTCCATAAGCTCACGCATATTAGGCTTACGTGGATTATTTACATCGTATCCATAGTCAGGGTCTACCCAATCAGGTACCCCACTGTTTGTACTACTGGCTGTTTCAGCTCCTGGAGGTGTGTAGTCTGCACCTAAATTATAACGTTCATCAAAGGTACCACCTGCTTCATGGTCATATCTTTTACCAGTAGTTCTTGCACTAAGAGTACCGTCACCGTTATTGGTCCAACCATGATCATTAACAAGTTTCTTTTCTACATCAGAAAGTTTATCAAAGCCAGGGCTAGTATTAGGTGTACTATTTTTTGCAGCTTTTTTAGCCTTCATGTCTGCATTGTAGGTTTTAACAGCCTTAGAATAGTCTGCAGCTTTAGCATACTGTTTACCATCAAAGCGATAAGTTTTTGTTTCCTTATCATAATAATTTTCTACTGCCATTATACTTTACCTTTATTTACCCATTGTCATCCACACTGCACCAGCTATAAATGTCAGTACGCCGACAGTGACTAATTTTGTTATTGTTGACCAAATAGACCTACGTGTATCCCGCCATGCTTCCAACAAACTACGCATCTCTGTAATATCTTTATGTGCATCATCATCAAGTAAGCCAATAGAACGTAAAGCTTCTTTAGCCCCACGTCTAGCTGCACGGTCTAACATGTCTTCTAACTCATCGTGAGACAATTTAACTTCACTCATAATTTTACTCTTGTGGATGATGGTAAGACTGGGCCTATTAAGCCCAGCCAGTGAAGCTTAAGCAGCTTCTTCTTCTTCTGCTTCAACTGATTTAGCAAGCATATTTACAAATGCTTCACGACCAATAGCAAGTTGATCTAAGTTAAAACGTGCACTGGACAACTTACGGTCTAGGTCATTCACATGGTTCAACATAGTCTGTTGCTCTTGAGTTAGGTCTTCAACGAAGTATTCTTTGTCGTTGATAGTGATAGGGGTTTTTTCATTCTTTCCCATTACGTATCTCCTTTTATTATTGTTACGTATTGCACATATAGTGCTTAGTTATTGTATCACAGTTATGAGTTTGCTGCAATAGCTGCGTTTACCGCAGTCATATCTTCCGTTGTCCAGAAGTCTTTAGCCACCATTAGCTGTAGATGCTCAACGTTGCGTGACACACAGTCAGCCCATTCAGCATCGTCCATGCCCTCTGGTTGCCCAGCGTTTAGCAGATCGACGCTATGGCCCATTGCAGTGTAGTGTTGTGCGATTTCTTCCGCAGTTGGTGTATCAGTCATGTCTTTCTCCTTTTCTGACTAATGTTATGCGTTTTCTAAGGCAGTTACTTTTGCCTCTAGGGTTTCAATGCGATCCATTGCCTCTTGCAGTGCCTTGACTGCTTTCATGTAGAGGATAGAGTATTTAACAGTTTTTATTTCTGTTGTACCTGTACCTTCTACATCTGGGGCATCAGTTGTAGTTACAAGGCCACTCATGCCTGCCGCTTCTAAATCTTGTGCGATCACGCCGATTTGATTAGGTGCGTCAAGAGCATCTTCAATCATGCTGTATTTTTTAACCTGTACAGCCTTAATATCGTCCCATTGTGAACCTGAGTTTTGGATGTTTTCTTTAAAGCGTTGGTCTGAAATAGTTCCGTAAGAGCCAGTAGAAGACGTTACATTTCCAGACGTGTCCACCTGAAGTTTAACACTGAAGCTGGAATCAAAAACCCTTAAAACATAGCTTGCATCTGCGCCAATGTAGCCGGTACCAGCGGAGGTGGTTAAACGCCTAAGTCCCAGTTGTGCGCTTCCAGAATTTTGTTGAAACTCTGGATAAGAAGAATCATTAGGCGCAGTATAAGTGTCAGAAAAAACAAATGCCCCGTTACTATTACAAACAGCTCTAGGATTACCATCGCCATCCGACAGCACGATGTTGTTGCTTGAGGTGCGGATGTCTAGGCCGTGTTGGTTGCCGCTGAAAACGCCAAGGATTGTGTTTTTAGAGCCTGTTGTCATATCAGACCCAGAGTTTATGCCGCCAACAAACGTATTGTTTATTCCAGTAGAAATTACTCCAGCCCTACGACCAGCAAAGATATTACCACCGCCTGTGCTTGAGTAACCAGCATGATAGCCTAAAAACGTGTTATACTCCCCAGTCGTATTACTATATCCAGCCTGATACCCAACGGCAGTGTTTTGGGATGCGGTGGTGTTGGTTGTTAGTGCATTATCACCAAGTGCAGTATTATAATTACCTGTAGTATTTCCTCCAAGTGCAGATTGACCAACTGCGGTTATACTTGTCCCAGTGCTATTATTATAACCAGAGTTTCTACCAAGGAATGTATTTA